GGCAGTCCTACTTTCTGTAATAGTAAAGCAGTCTGCTGCTGTATGAATTCAGGTGTATTGAGTAACTGCTCTGCTCTTATCTGCATCTGCTCTTCCATCGGATCGGTTATACCTGCTCTTCTTTGAGCTTCATATAACGAGATAATCCCTGCACCTTTAAGCCTCATGGCAAGCAGAGCCTCTCTTTCACGTTCTTCAGGTGCTTCTGCCTTAACCCTTACAGTATTCTCGTGATAACCACGAATCTGGTCAGGACCTATCGTTTGATCGAAATTATGTATTTCATTTCTACCGTATACAGTGACTCTGCCTCCAGCCTTGTTTTCTATCAGCATAAGCCATTTTTTATTTATATCCTCCAAAGCGTGTCTTAATCCATCGGCTACGCCTTGAAATACTAATCTACCCATTCCTGCGAGTACGCTGAGTCCAAACCCTGAAGATACACCTGTAGGTCTTACTCCTCTTATCACGTTTGGAAAGGTAGCTTCCTCTATCTTGGTTTGTATCATAGACAGCTGCTGGATGATGTCAGGAGGTATCTGCACCATTGGAGAGGGTCTTACGTCCACTCCGGGAAGCACGATATTCTTACCTCCAAAGAGTTCATAGTCACTTCTGACTCTTTCTGCGTTCTGCTCAGGACCGTGAAAATCTATAGTTCTATATGCTACCGTTCTTACCAAAGCCCCAACCTGGGTCATCAGCCTTGCTTCCTCGTCAAGAAGATTATGCACACTATTTAAAACTCCCCTGTATCTTTCTTCTGGAGAGCCGTCTTCAAAAGTATAAGAATGAACCGGCAGGATGGCAGTATACGGCAGATGACCATAACCATGACGGTGAGGTCCCCACACTATCTGTCTGTCACACACATACATTACCCAATCCTCGTCCCAATACTCGAACCACTCGGCTTGAGAAGCAGATGGGTTTTCAGGTTTCCACTCGGGATATTTCTGACCCACGTCATCTACGTCACGTTCCATGAATTCAATAACCCACTTTGTTCTAGTCTTGGAGTCATCCCAAACCAGATTCCGTGGATTGATCACGTTAGCGGCAAACGGAAACTTTATGCTACGTTTTTCCATGAAATCGTTAAGCGCACTTTTATACTCGTTCTCGTCCTCAAAATCGTCCTCTACAGGAGCATTAGGCCAGTTATCTGAGTCCCACATGGATTTAATCCAGCCCACGCCGTACAGGAAACTCTGTCTTACAGCTGTTCTAAGCACCGGCTTTTTCATCATGAGCCAGATACCTGTTAAAGTCTTTTGAATTCTTTCCGCCCTTGCTCTTGATCTCGGAGAGGAAGGTACATCTATAGCAAGATTATTGACATCCACATGATCGCTCGCCGTATTGACGATACTTCCTGCCGTGGCAGGCCATACCGCATCTATACCTTCAGGAGCAGGCACAGTCCTATTGCCCATGTAATATTCCTCTTCAGTCTCGCACTGCCTGTGAAAATCCTCGTAATAGGCCTTCTGTTTGTCGAACAAGGCAAGGATATCTTCTAACTCAGGTGCATCCGTGTTTTCAGGATCGCCCGGCATCCAATCGGTTATTTCTTCCATTACAGGTTTTTCTGATATTACCATTAGCTAATCCCCAGTTCTTCAGCCCTTTTGGCTATTTTTTCTAATTTTCTATGTCTCATTGCTTTAGGTCCTTCTAGATTACCCTGATTCCATCCATTGTTAGCTTCTGCCTGCGTAGGCACATATCGTGAACTGCCTATTGGCCTAAAGGAACTTGCCGCAGGATGGCTCGAATCAGCCACTTCTAGCGCAAGTGCAAGTGCAAATACGGCATCGTCATGCTCGCCTGGAGGTGCTTCGGCCTTATATCTACCACCTGGCAACTTCCTATACTGAAAAGCTCTAAGCTGTCTTAGCAGCCTTTTTTCATTAAAGAACGAGATAGTCTGTCTTTCTAGAGCTACCACAAGCTGCTGAAGCAGGTGTTCTCTGGAAGCCTGATGAAAAATAAAAGGTTCTACAGGAATACCTACATTAACAAGTTCAGCTGTAAATACGTCACCTAGACCTGTGGCATCTATACAGAGTCTTTCTATGCCCCATTCTTCTACAAGTCTTGCAACGTGTTCTCTCTGAGTAACCCACTCGGTACCGTCATCCCAACCCTGATAATGCACCATTTTTCTTTCTGATGCATCCATTATCACCATGACTGAGGGATCCATCTTTCTACCGAGGTCAAGACCTGCTATATACCTGGCACCGGGAATAGGTCCCTGCATAGGATCACCTGCTATATTTGCATCTATATTAGTAAAATAACCGGCAGATTCAGAGAACTCGGCCATATACATACGTCTCCACACTCGCTCTGGGAGTAGTTCCTTATCTGCCTCTATCTCTGCTTTCTGCTCTTCGGTAAGCAATGGGTTTTCAAAGCTCGTAGCCTTAAAAGAATCAAATCCCCTCTCCCCTCTTTCGCCTGCTACAAACGCTCTTCTAAACCAGTGATCGGGATAAAGAGCAGGAATACCTTCAAATATGCCGTATCCAAGCCTGCCTGGGCTTCTAAGCGTAGGCAATAACTTTTCAAAAGCCTTATCGGATATATCCTGTGCTTCTGATACCCATAAGAAATCTAATCCTGCCGTCTGTAGGCTGTCTGGGTCATGAGCTGATTTAACCTCGATTTGTCCCCAAGCTCTCTTTTCATTCCCTTTAAGGTGTATCAGCCAAGCGTCCTGCTTTACTCCTGCCGGTGATATGAAGTCACGAGGGAAAAAGGCCATCAGCTCGTTCCAAATCTGCCTGGCCTGCGGAAAATTAGGAGTGACTATCCAAGCATGAAACGGTGGAACAAGGTCAGCTCCTACCTCTATATCCTTACTTTCAAGAAATCTTTTAATAAGTTCCCATAACGCAAAGCGGGACTTACCCCACCTACGTCCTATTTCCAAAACCTTGATCTTGGCATCCGACTGATGCACCCTCTCCTGTCCGGGGTGAGCCGTATAAAAATCCTTTAAATCAAGATTCTGCACCATCTAAGACTCCTGACCTTTCGATACAGAGCCTGAGAGCGATAGCTCCTGCCTGCCATGCGACTGCGTTCCCAAGGGCTTTAAGTCTGTCCATCCTATTAGCCATTTTCCCATCATCAGATATTCTACAAAAAGCGGGTTCAACCTCCGGCATGATACTGAGCAGGTACTCCCATCCGGATGAGTCTGATGGTCCTGGTGGGTAGTTTGGGAATTGATCCTCGTAGTATCCTCTAGATTCAGAGAGTGGGAGTTCTTCCCATCTTTCGTCTTTCTCCTGCCTGTATGAGTCATCTCTATATCCGTGTGTACAGTCTCCTGTGTTGTCGGAGTCGGCCATTTCGTTGCTACTCCCCTGAGATAACTTTTGTCGTGGTTGTCCTTGTGATTCGCACCGAGTCGATCGCTGGTATTTGGAGTCGGCCAGTTCATCCGTACAGCATGATGAAGATGAATCTGTTTTCCCTGTTTGTAACTCTTTTGCCAAGGAGCTGACCCTCCTGCTTTTGGATCGTTGAACGCATCCGGTGTCGGCCAGTTTCCTATAGGCAAAGCAGAACCACCTTTTTCTTCTGTGGGAAGCTCCTGCATCGTCAGCTCCGACAATCTCCCATTCCGCATCGAACCCCTCTTCGGCAAGGTCCCTGAGTACTGTGTACACATAGGGCTGCCGTCCTTCGTCATCTCCAGAAAGGAGACCTGGTACGTTCTCCAAGAAGACGTATCGGGGTCTAGCCATGCGAATGACTCTGAGGGTGTCCGGCCACATGTTCCTGTCATCTGTTTCTCCTTTTCTTAATCCTGCGTTTGAAAAAGGCTGACACGGAAAACCTCCGACCACCATATCAGTCTTTTTCCACTTGAATTCCTTTATATCATCAAATATCTCCGCATCGTCCAGATATCCGTCCTTTATCCTTGCCTTCAAAACCTTCTGACAGAATTTATCTATCTCTACATATGCCTCTGTCTCCGCACCCAGAACATTCCTGACCGCAAGGTCCAAACCCCCTATTCCGCTGAACAGCGATATATATCTCAATGCCTTTCTCCTGTTTTTAACCGTCAATGCTCTCTTAACCGCTATATCTATAATACTCGTCTTTATCAGACCTATGCAACCACAAGTATTCCTTTGTTTTCTTCCAGCCTGCCTTATCCATATCTGTCGGCAGTATGTTTATCATTACCCTCTCGTCACCGCACTTCTCACAAATACCAACCGAATACCTGCCGTTAGGCATCTCAATCAGATAACTGTGTACGCAATCAATCCCTGACACCGGGTAATCCAGTCACATTCACATTAACAAAATTCCCACCGGCAGCCACAGCTCCCTCCGGCATCATCCCTGCTATAGAATGCAAATGCTTTATAGCAGCCAGCTGAGAAGCCTTATTATCGTTCTGCATGATCAATGCCCTTAACTTCACCATAGATGCAGGAAGCATAACCCCTGCTATCTGCTCCGATAAACGTCTAGGCTCATGCATAACCTCGTGAAATACACCCCCAAACGCATCACTCACTACCCTCTGCTCATCTACCCACTCCATAGACCTGTCAGTAAGCTCGCAAGCCATAGCAGCATCCATACAATCCAAATAAACCGTCATGTACATCCTCTGCT